ACTAAATACTACTGCCACGGTTTGCTTCTTGTAAAGCCTCGCTTCGCAAGCGAAGGCGAGGCAAACCTAAGAAAATACAAAAAATATTCTTTTCAAACCGAGACACTATCTGGAAAGGTTATGGTAGCAATTGGAAAGCTTAGCCGCCTACCTACTTGATTTAAATAGAAAGAATATTTTTTTCAAACCGAGACACTATCTGGAAAGGTTATGGTAGCAATTGGAAAGCTTAGCCGCCTACCTACTTGATTTTACTAGAAAGGTCATGGTAGCAATTAATCTAATTAGCTCACTACTCAAACAGAATGATACTTAAAAATAACTTTCATATAGTTTACGGCTCAATATATGTTCCGCGCCAGCCACCAATTTTACAAATTGATTTTGGCGCACTGTCATTTTCTGAGGCAAAGTGCGGCAGTGTAGAGGCACTCAGATCAAAACTCAGGCACAAGACATAAAAAAACGTCCAAGACCATTTCTGGACCTGGACGCTTCTTTCGACAAAAAGGAAAACAGTCGCATGTTACATATGGGAAACATGCGGCAAGACCATCGAGCTAATTCTCAACGCCTCACATTCCACTATATATCACCTATTTCACCATTTCACTTTTCCATTTTCACACTAAAACTAAGTTTTGCAATTTTGTTTCTTCTATGTGAAGATTTATACTACTTCTTTTGTATAATCTGTGAGGAGAAACAACAAATGACAATTTTCACTAATTATAATGCAAGAAAACTTATTCCAGAAACAGTTTATACCAAGTGCGAACAATTCGCAATCAATTCGTATACTACCAGTACAGACTATTACTACTTCAACCGTGGTCAATCTAATTCTTCCAAAATCAAAGAAGATATCCTCATCGGAAAAATCGCAGAAATGCTTGTCTTTCAACAACTCAAAAAAGATTTTCCTGCCATTAGTAAACCTGATTTCCAAATCTACCAAGCTAATCAAAAAACCTTTGGACCTGATTTATCGTTCTCTACCTTCGATATCCAAGTGAAAGCCTGCCGCTCAAATTCTTTTGAGCCTTCATGGCTGTTTCAATGCAAAGACGTAGATTACACCGTCAAAACCAATAAGCCGCTATACGAGGCATTCTGCACAATTGATTTAGAAAAACGCCTTGCGATCATTAAAGCGATAGTATCACATGAATATTTACTGAAAAATGAATGTTTTAAAAATCCGCATTGTACAAGATTCATCGGTGAAAAATATGCAGTATATTACTCTGATCTAATTTCTAATATTGATGAAATACCTATATCTTAAGCATGCCGCAACCACCTGTCAAGCCCATGAACTTTTTTCACTCCTCATGTCGATTTTTCAATTTTTCTACGCATAATCTCACAAATCTATATCACCAAAGGAGAAAATTATGCTCAAAGATAGTTGTAGATCATCCCATTATCAAGATATTTTTAATGAAATTTCTATAGATTTCTCAAAGAAATTCTTCATAGATGATTCTATCACCTATACTGAAGAAATTGATCACCTACATATCCTAAACGAACAAGCAATTCAATTAATTATCAATCTAATTACTAATTCACTAAACAAAAGAAATAAATTAATTCTAAAACTAATATTGGAAGGAAAGACTCAAAAAGAAATTGCTCGTGAAGTAGGTTATACCTGTAATGCAGCTGTTATTTCTGCTGTAAGAGGACATTTAGCATGGAACAAGAAAACAAGAGCCGGCGGCATAAAAAGAAAATCAATCCAAGCTATACTCAATAGTGAAGAACTAAAACCAATGGTGAAAGAACTAAATGAACATAAATTCGGCATACTTCCGCATCTAATACGAGGATTCTTTAGTTCAGATAAATCCTTTATGCTATGGCTAACAAAGAAAAATCCCAAAAGGAGAAATAAATAATGGACCCAATAAATTGCGGAAGAATACGTGCTGCATTACGAAAAGTCTGGCTATACAGTGAGCCTCGACAGGAATGCGTCAAAGCGGCACGAAAATCCCGAGGATTATACCAATGTAACGAGTGTAAAAAGCTATTCAAAATAAAAGAAGTGCAATGTGATCATATTATGGACATTGGTAAGTTTATAGATTGGAATACATTTGTTGAGCGATTATTCTGTCCTGCAAGTAATCTTCAGATGTTGTGCAAAGGATGCCATCAGATCAAGACTAATATTGCTACAAAGCCCGTGGTGGTGGGTGAATTATCACCCATCGAATTAGAATTGCTTGCACTTAGAAAAGAACTAAATGCACTAAAACCAATTCCACTACCGCCAGCACCAATTAATACATTTGATCTTCCAGAAGATACTCTTGATCTAATGTATATCAAGTTTGCTAAAATCGTAATAGAATCTTGGGAAAAGCCAGCTCATCTTAATTCTCGTATTAATAATATTACTAAAACTATGAATAATCAATTAGTGATTGCATTACTAACTCGTATCCTACAAAAGATAGATCCTACTAATGCCTAAACTATCTCCTTCTCCCACACCTAATACTTTGTTAGACCGTATTCTATCTATTATTGATAGAGAACTCGGCAAATTAGAAAAAGCTAAACGACTCGATATCCAACAAATCAAATTACTCAATGACTTCGTTAGAACTTTACTACAATTCAAAAAAGATTCTAATGCAGAAGCAGAAGAGGAAGCCAATAAAATCGCTAACCTCACTGATCAACAAATTGAAGAAATGCTAAAACAAGAAAGTATACAATGAACTCTTCTATTGTTATTTTTCCAATTGCTATCAGACCAGCAGTAGAAAACGATCTTCCGTTCATCTATAATTCTTGGCTCCTAACCTGCAAAGATGCCCTACCAGAATCTATGATTCCTTCAAAAATATATTTTCTCAATAAAGCTAAAGAAATTGAAAAGATCCTAAATATCTCAAATACTATTATTGCTTGCTTACAAGGTGAACATGATATTATTTGTGGATATATGTCATTCATTCCACAAGAAGATCTAATAGTAAATATGATATATGTCAAAACTTCATATAGAAAAATGAATGTTGCTAATCAATTAATCAAACAAGCAGATCCACTTTACAAAGACAAACTAATCGTAGCAACGCAAATATCGAAATCACTTCTGGCAATCAAAAAGAAATATAAGAATGTTGTTTATAATCCATATGTAATTAATAATCTAATTGAGGCGCAATGAATCCAAATCTAAAAATCAAACGAGTTAGACTCATAGAACAATGCTTGTTCGTAGACTATAAACATCCTGAACTAAAATCTATTGAAGTAGAACCTGGTATGGGTATTACAATGGACTCAGGCGGAATAGTATTCACCTATTCAGTAGGTGGACTATTAGCTAATACCTTCGTGCCTATGCACAATGTTCTACAAATTATCTTCGAAAACTATAAACCAAAGAAATAATGAATAAAATTGAATTGTTAAAGCTTGAACTTCTCAAAAGGCAGAAACCTATTTCTGTTCTTGATGAGTGCTTGCCTCATCAATTAGAATTCATTAAGAATCCAGCACAATATAAAGCACTTCTTGGAAATAGACGTGCAACAAAATCATATACATTTGCACTATCTCTAATTAATCAAGCTATAACTGTTCCTAAATCAAAATGTATTTATATGGGCTTGACTAATGAGAGTTGTAAGCAAATTATGTGGTCAGATATTCTTGAAGTAATTTTCGATAAATATCATATACAAGCCGAATGTTCTTCAAAGTATGAAATCAATTTTAGTAATGGTTCTACTATCTTCCTACGAGGACTTGATGCAACACCTCATCAAATGAATAGATTGCGCGGTCAGAAGTTTGATATTGCTGTTATTGATGAGGCACAAGATTTTACACAAGATATTGATAACCTAATTGATGGCGTTCTAAAAATGTCATTAGCTCAAACAGGCGCCACTATCTGTATGGGTGGTACTCCAGGTAATAAGTTAGGTGATCACTATTGGTATCGTATCTGGCAACCTAATTCCAAACTAATTCAATGGACACAATTCCGCTTCGACTGGAAAAATAATACATCAATTGAACCTAAAACCGGCAGAAGAGTTTGCGATGCCATCAAAGATGAAATCGATAAAGATGTAAAACGAGATCCACTAATCATCAATACTCCTAAGTTTAGACAAGAAGTACTCGGTGAATGGGTGATCAATGATAACGTAAAAGTATATCAAGTTTCACCACTCAACTATATAAATCAACTTCCTCCTGAATTAACCTCAAAAGAAACAAGATACATCCTATCAATGGACTTAGGCTGGAATGATGGTACTACCTTCGTCATCTCTGCCTATAATCCAAGATTCAATAATGTACTGTATGTTATTAGATCATTCAAAAAAATTGAAATAACAATCTCAGAAATCGCAACCATAGTCAAGAACTTAAACCAGCAATATCATTTTATAAATATGGTTATAGATGCTGGGGCGCAAGGTAAACAGATAACAGAAGAGCTAAAACGTATTCATCATCTTCCGCTTGTTGCTGCAAAGAAATATGGTAAAGAAGGTCATATCGGTATAATGAACTCAGATTTCATTACTCAAAATATAAAAATATATTCCGCAGATAATATTGAACTAATTAAAGAACTCGAAACACTTATTTGGGATGAACAACTTCTCAAACAAGGTAAATATATCGAAGACCAATCTATGCATAATGATCTTTGTGACGCGCTGCAATATGGACATGTATTTTCGCGTCATTATTGGTTTCATCCACAAGAGAAACCATTATCATTTGATAATCCACAAGATATTCCATTACTAATCAAACAACAATTCGGACAACAATCACATTCAGAAACGGTAATTGGTAGCTCAATATTTGAACAACCAACAATCGCTGATATTGTTTCTGATTATAAAAATAATAATAAACACATATACTAATAAGGTGAAACTTCTATGACTAATGAAATGCCTGACACACAATTAATGTTTATTGAAAAACTAATGAAGTTAATGAAGGAATATACTATTGATGAATTGACAGTTGATGCTATTCATATTGTAAAGAAGAAACATATCATTGAACAGAAGTCACAAGCAGATGAGAGAAAAGAAGCCATTAGATCAATTTTTGGTGATAATGTGCCAGCATGGGCGAATGAAGTTGCTGTAGAAGATCTTCTAAAAGATCCATTTGGAGCTAAGTAATGAGCAAAGAGTTTTTATCGAGCAAGATTAGTAAATCTGAAAAGATTAATACAGCAAATCATGATAGATCACTAAATCCTAACAATGTTCAATGGTGGAAAGAAACTGATGACAATCTATTTCGTTCTGTATTCGCCACAGTAAATACAATAGAAACAGAATTACAAACATTCCGTTTTCAATGTAGAATGTATCGTCATTTGTATTCTAATCCCGAAGCCTGGTTTACTCCTTCAGCTCCTCAAGCGAGACAAGCCGGAGCTAATTCTAATAACGTTGGACGTAAAGCTCAATATAACGTCGTTCAATCTTGCGTTGATACCGCTGCCTCAATGATCGCAAAGAATCAACCAAAACCTCAATTCCTAACATTAGGCGAAGATAATTATTATGAACAACAAAAAGCAAAACTTCTAACTAATTATGTTGCCGGCGTATTTGATACATGTACGGATAATGGCGATGATATCTATGGAGTTATGCGCAAAGTATTTCTTGATGCCGCTATTACTGGAACGGGCGCCATAAAGTTTTATACAGATGAAGGCAAAATAAAGGTCGAATGGGTTTTTCCAGATGAATTAGTTATCGATAATATTGAAGGTATGAGAGAAAATCCTACCCAAATACATAGACGTAAGTTCCTTCCTCGTGATATAGTCAAATACCAATTTCCAGAGTTCGAAGAACAAATACTAACATGCGGTATCATCCAAAATATGGCTGTCACTAATACCGTATCAGACCTTATTGAAGTCATCGAATCCTGGCATATGAAATCTGGTAAAGATGCAACAGATGGTAAGCATTCTATAACTATTGAGAATTGCACACTATTTTCTGAAGTATATGATAAGCCATTTTATCCAATTATATTTTTTCGTTGGGCACAGAGACCGCTTGGTTTTTGGGGAAGAGGAATTGGAGAGGAGCTTGCTGGGCTTCAAATGCGAATCAATGATATTCTTCGCGTTATTCAGATATCACAGGAATTGATTGCTGTACCAATTATATTTATTGAAGATGGTTCAATGGTGCAGGATGATCATGTTGCGACAAACAAAATTGCAAGACTAATTCATTATACTGGATCGCAGCCGCCTATTATTCTATCACCGCAGGCAGTTTCTCCAGAACTATATACACATGTTGAATGGTTGATTCAGTCAGCATATCAAATTTCAGGTATATCGCAGGCTAATGCTGGTGGTAATAAGCCGCCAGAAGTCAAATCTGGAGCAGCAATTAGAGAAGTTGCGGATATTGCATCAGGTAGATTTGAGCTTGTTGGTCAGCAATGGGAACGTTTATTCATTACTGGCGCTAAAATAATTGTTTCTTTATCTGCTGATCTATATAAAGAAGATAAAAAACTATCAGTAAAGGTGAAAGATAAGAAGTTTCTTTCTGAGATTCCATGGAAAGATGTAGCATTAGATGAGGATGATTTTGGAATACGAGTATTTCCTATTTCAGGTCTTCCTTCAACGCCCGCTGGTAAGATGGATCAACTAATGGATTATGTTCAAGCTGGTTGGATAGATAAAGATTTCGCAATGCAGCTAATCAATTTCCCAGACCTTGATGAATATGTAAATCTTGAAACAGCTCCATTAGAATTAACTCGCAAGATTCTATCAAAGATGATTAATGATGGTGAATATACTCCACCAAATCAATATATGAATCTAAATCTTTGTTTGCAATTAGCTACATTAGAAGTTGTTCGTGCTCAATTAGATGGTGTTGATGAAGATAAATTGCAGCTAATTAGAGATTTTATTGATGAAGTGAATGATCTAATTACTAAAACTACTCCTCCTCCTCCTCCTCCTCCTCCTGCGCCCCAACCACCGCAAGCTCCAGGCGTACCACCACAAGCTTCTCAGCAAGTTCCAGGCGTTCCACAATCACCTCAACAGTAATCAAAAGGATAATAACTAAATGACCGACACGACAAATTCAAATGCAGGTAACTCTTTCATTCAATCTACAACTAATACAGCATCAATCAAGGATGCGCCCCAACAAATGCAGCCTGTAAAGACTGAAGATGCATTTAAAAATACTCCTCGTATTTCTCAATATGAAGTTCCAGATCCTACTCCTCCTCCTCCTCCTCCTCCTCCTCCTCCTACTAATGAACAAACAACTGAATCTACTTCTACTACTAAGGATCCAGTAAAAGAAAGTCTTGATAGAGTTTCTCAATTAGCTAAAGCAGAACGTAGATTGCAGAAACAGAAGTCGGAAGCAGAAGCTGTTATTAAACGTGCAGAACAAATGAAAGGTGCATTTGATACAGAAGATATTTTTGAGGCACTAACTAAACTTGGTCTATCTCCACAAGAAATCTATCGCAAGATGACTGATAAAGCATTGGCTAAACCTGAAGAACCAAAAGATCCAATGCAGATTAAAATTGATGAACAAGAAAAGAAATTGCAATCCTATGCAGAAAAACAAGCTGCAATGGAAAAACAATTACAAGATGAACGTGATAATGCTGCTCATATCAATGCCATCAATACTCATGTAGCTCCAGTAATAAATAATAACCCAGAAAATTATGAAATACTAATTGATATTTATGGCTCAAAAGAAAATGCAATATCAGAAGTATATAAAGAAATGTATACTGAGTTTCAGAAGTCAGGAACTACATTTACCGCTAAACAAGCGGCAGATGCCATGGAAGCCTATTGGGAAAAAGAATTATCAGATCGTATTCAAAAGGCTTCCAGTATAAAGAAGTTTTCAAAATATTTTCATAAAGAAGAAACAAATATTGCTAAACCTAATAATAATAACGAATATGATACGAAGGCAGAGAGCTTCCGTAAGATTCTCGAAAGCCGCTCAGAGACATCAGCGCAGGCAACAGAAAACACATATAAGCCGGCAAAAACTCTTACAAACCAAATGAATGTTTCAAGTAAAGCCAGTAATTCTACTGGTAAAATTCTTTCTCCTATACATGGTAAAGAAGAAAGAGAAGCCTATATTGATCAATTTCTTGCAAATAGGTTGAAACATTAAAACAATTTTGTAAAAGGATATAAACATGTCTCAAGGTAATACAACCGTAAGTGGTTTTGCTGCTCTTCTAAAAGAATACTACACCGAAGATGTCGTAGGTGATGCTACCTATGATAAAAACCCACTATATGCAATGCTTCCAAAGAATGAATCAGTAGCTGGTGCACATTATGTTTTCCCTCTAATTTATGGGCAAGGTCAAGGTCGTTCGAGCACGTTCTCAACAGCTCAAACAATTGCTCTAACTTCTGGTACTAATTCAGTTAAGTTTCAGGTTCCATTGCTCAGCAACTGGGGTGATGCTTCAATTGGTTCTGAACTAATTTTATCATCTTCAGGTTCAGATGGTGCATTCCTCAAAGCTGGTACACAGGTTATTGATGGTGCATTAAAGAATATGGCAGTTGATCTTGAAATTGCTCTATTCAGTGATGGCTCAGGTTATCGTGCAACAATCGCAACTATGTCAGGCAAAACTATTACTCTAACCAGTCCAAAAGATGCACTCAAGTTTGAAGTTGGTATGGCAGTAGTTCCTTTCTCTACATATACAAATGCAGTTTTATCAGGTCCTTGTACTGGTCAATCAACTAATCCTGCTGGCGCAACTGTAACATCCAGTTCTGGTCTTCAATATCTACAAGTAGCTAAAGTTGATCGTATCAATGGTACACTAACTATGTCAGCTACTCTAAATTCAGCAACTGGTGGATTTACTGATATTACCAATGGTTATTTCCTTGCTTGTCTTGGTGATGTTGCCAATGCTACCAATTCAGGTGGAACATCTTCAACCGCAAAGATTCTTGGCGTTCCGTCATGGATTCCTTATGGTGGTCCTCCTTCAACTGGTGATAGCTTCACTGATTCTGGTATTGATCGTTCAATGGATCCAGTTCGTCTTGCCGGTCTATGGTTCAACGGTACAGCATATTCTACCGAGGAAACACTCATCAAAGCAACCGCACTTGTTTCAGAACAAGGTGGTAAAATAACTCACTTCTTCATGAGTTATCCAAAGTTTGCCGCTCTTGCCTCAAGCCTTTCAAGCAAGGTTCAAATTACTGACCTTCGTGCAACACCAGCAGTTGGTTTCGAATCAATCGAAATCATGGGTACAGATGGTCCAGTAAAGATTATTCCTGCTCGTGCATGCCCTTCGACAAGCATCTTCGGTCTAAATCTATCAACTTGGGAACTCATTTCCAATAAAAAAGCCATCTTCCTTTGGGATCTCGATGCAAGAACTGTTCTTCGTCAAGGAAATGATTCAGGTATCGAAGCTCGCTTCATGAGCTATTCCAATCTTGTTTGCCACGAGCCTCACCAAAATATCAATATTCTAGTGAACGCTGCCTAACAATATTGGTTGGTGGCAATGTCAATAAGACCACCTTTTATTCCTAAACTTCTAACAAATAAGGTAAAATATCATGAGTGACAGGTTCGGATTTCAGTTTACAAAATCAATAATTCCAGAGAAATGGATCCTTGATGGATATGTTTCAATTGGATCAACAGGAGCATTATCTCCTACATTAGCATCAGGCGGGCAGACTCTTCCTATATGGATGAAATCAATCACACGCAATTCAGCTGGTAATTATACAGTTGTTCTTACAGATAGTTGGGCAACAGTTCCCAGAATCAATGTAGAAGTAATTGGTGCTGATGCGTTTGATGGTTTACAAGCACAGGTAATTCTTGAAAGTACAAGCGGATTCCAATTCGTTTGTTATCTTCCAAGCACTTTAGTCGCAACCGATCCTTCCAGTGGTGGCGGAATACAGTTTATAATTAATGTTTCTAATTCGGTGAGCGTATAATATGCCTTCTATTCCAGGTGGATTGGCACTTCTATTGAAGCCTAAAGCTCCAGAAGATGATGGCATGCCAAAATCAGATGAGGATGACTATGATGAAGATAAATCTCCTCATGAAGAAGTTCTTTGTGCAATGATGGAGAAATTCATTAAAGATGTACATGAAGAAGATGCAGAAGCTGCTGTAGAAACATTCAGAGATATATTCGAATTACTTGAAAAAATGCCACATGCCGAAATTGAGCATGATGGTAGTAATGACAACGAAGAAGAATAATGTGAATAGACCCATATAACTAATCATGAGGCTCGGAATGAGCCTTGCGGCATCGAAGGATGCTTCAGAAGCCTCGCCCTTTAGGGCGAGGCAATTCACTTGGCATAACAAGGAATAATTATATGACCAGCTTATTAGATCTGATAACGCAATGTCGTCAAGTAACTAACACTGAGAGTAATCAGTTTATTACTAATTCAGAATTGACATATTATCTCAATTCTTCATTAGCGGAACTTGATGATCTTTTGGTTGTGAAGCAAGCTGA